ATTCTCTACAAAGGTGCGGAATTCTTTCTTAGTGGTAGTACTTGAATCAAATACCTCATCTTCAGTAAATATCTGATCTATTGATTCTGCAATAAAATCATATACTTCCTCAGTACCCATATCCTTCTGTAAAAACTCTCTTTCAATGAATTGTTTCATACTGGGATATTTCATAACAATACCAGTCTTATCATCAAACATAATTTTTGAATTATGTCCTTCTGGTTTGAAAACCTCAATTTCATTGATATTGATCTCTGCTTCCACTTTTGTCTCATTATCATCAAGACAGGTTACAGTCAAATTGATAACTTCACCAATAGATGCTGCTCTAATCTTTAAAAACAGATATTCCAAATCAAAGCTTGGAAGCGAATCTACCTTAATTCGTGAAATAACGCAATTTTTGATTAAATCCTTAACTGCACTAGTTACCTGTTTTTCATCTTGTGACTCAAGTGCCATTAAAAGCACTTTTTCCTCTTTTACAAGAAATGGGCGATATTTAACAGTTTTGCCATTTGAGGGTAATTCAAGTTCATACGTAGGATACCCTAACTTTGGTAATGCCATAAAAACAATTTCAAGTCGTGTATTTATATATAGCGACTTTTTCAGGCAAAAATATGCCGAGTAAATTTTTCCGAATTTATGGAATCAAAAAACCGAATTTGCTGGTACTAGCCACCTCTGGGCATACCAGATGAATCTGGGGTAAGACCTTTATTACCAAAATTCGGATCATCAAAATCCATGTCATCAGCTTCCAACTTCTTATTTTGAGCGTAAGCAACACTATGACGTGAGTAATAGAAATTAACGTTGACTCTTGTTACCTGCGATGTTCCATAAGCAAGTGGTACAGAATCAATGGAATATGGATAAGCATTCTCCAACATATATGTTACTGGTGCTCTACCACCAGAAGATGTTCTATTAGGCTCTGTCTTCATAATCCTAATAGTTGCTACATAATCCTCCATATATCGCAACCTATTAACACGATTACGTTGTGGAACTATAGATCCTCTAGCACCTTCATAATTACCTATCTGTGCAATTGGTGCTTCAGAGTAAATATAGTCATACCAATGCTGAAAGAATTTCAATGGTGTTAACTGAGCATCACATAAAAAACCAAGTCCAACGTCAGTAAATATCCTTGTATGTGGGTATGCAACTGAACCTTCTCCCAAATATCTCCCTTCTATATTTCCTGTTGCTGACTGTACATTAGGTAACTGTGCTTCATCACACAACATGTGAATAACTTCTTCTTCTGTTGATCCCGTCCTATAAAAAGGACTCCTAAATTTTGCTTTTGAAAAATCAAATGATATATCAAATCCTGATGTTAGGGACATTCCTCCCTTAACACCAATCCTTGACATGAACTCATTTATCTTTGTTACGTGAGCCACTCTTTCTAAATATAATATGTGGATTATTTTTTATTTATGGCTTACTCAGGACTTTATAAACCAAAGAACCCAAAGAAGTATCGTGGAAATCCATCTAACATAGTGTATAGATCACTATGGGAAAGAAAATACATGAACTACTGTGATACCACATCTTCTATATTAGAGTGGGGTAGTGAAGAAATTGCAATACCATATAAATCACCTATTGATGGTAGACCACATAGGTACTATCCTGACTTTTATATTAAGGTACGTGAAAAAAGCGGAAAGATATCTAAGTACATAGTAGAAATTAAACCTAAGAAACAAACCAAACCTCCCTATGGTAAAGATAAGAGAACTGCTGCTTATAAAAGAGAAGTATTAACATTCGCAAAGAACCGTGCTAAGTGGGACGCTGCTGAAGACTACTGTGATAATAGGCAGATGAAATTTTTAATATTAACAGAGGATCATTTAGCGGTATGAAAAAATGGCACAAGGATTTAAAGACATTCAGAGGAATGTAATACCAGAAGACCCAGGGTATGAAACAATATTTGAGAAAATCTCCGCAGCAACTGGAGGTGAAACAAAATCATTTCTATGGTATAGAAATGCTGTAAGGAAAGAAGCACTACGATTTCAAGAAACTCCAGGAAAATTTATACGAGACGAAATACAAGATCGTGTAGGTAAAGAAGAAGAACAAGACGAGAACCAACTACGAAGATGGGCAGTATCAGGTCACATGTACCTGTTTGAATATGATGCAAAGTTTGCTAAGAAACTACCATACTATGACTCATTCCCACTAGTATATGTAATTAAATCAACTAGACGTGAGTTTTGGGGAATGAATTTACATTACATGTCACCAAAGAAAAGAGTATGGGTTGTAAAAAGATTGATGGATGGTAAAATTGATGCACCTCGTAGTTGCTTTCATAAATATTTAACTGGCAATGTACAAGGATACATGCTAGATCTAGCCTCAGTTGAATGGGCTTCAGCGATCCTCTTACCTATTGAGAACTTTGTTAGAACTGTCAAGGGAAAACCTGGACAAATAGACTATATAAAAGAGTTAGTGTGGGAAGAAACCCAAGAGAACTTCTACGACAAATACAAACAGCGTAGAATTATACGTGGTTATGGTAAAACATCCGATAAAGAAATGGTCAAATAATGTCAGATGCAGTAACATTTAATCAAGAATATGCTCCAGATGGAGCCGAACTTGGAGATTGGGTTTATATTGATGGAGCCAATGGTGAAGAGCTATGGGTTTTAAGAGAAGTTGAGGTAGGTCCAGATCCAAGCATTGAAGGAGCTCAATTCTCTGGTAAAACATATCAGTGGGTAAATGAAACTGACAAATGGGAATGGGATCCTTGGAAAGGTGACAACTATGTATTCAACGGTAATGGAAGGAGAAACCTCACAAACCAGTATAATACCAAAAAATATGTTGCAACAACTGGATTAGGAGAGAGTTCTTCTGTAACAGGTAAAATTTATATTAGTGGTCAAACTGAATCATCTGATAACTCTCTGAGATGGCCATTTGATCAGATACATACAGATACTGATTATGTATTCTTTAGGTTCGGACAATACAGACCACCACTAGGAAGAGAATCTAGATCGGGTGCATCAAATGCCTACGATCAATACAGATACTCTTCAAACCTTGAAACAGTTGCAGATGTAGGTCCAATAATGCTACCAATGCCACAGGATATTAGTAATACCCTTGAACAAAACTGGCAAGGTAAACAGTTCAGTCGTGTTGGTATGGCTGCACTAACAAGCTTGGCTACAGGAAACTTTTCAGATATGAATAATATGCTGTCTGGTAAAGGTAATTGGAAGGCAATTCAAGGATCATTAATTGCTGCTGGTTTGAATCAAATACCAGGTGTTGGTGGTAACTTAACAATGAGTGACGTAACTGGTTCAACAGAAGGAGTTGTACTTAACCCTAACATGGAAATGTTATATGATTCTCCAGATATTAGGGAGGTCTCAATGAAATATAAATTAGTACCTCACAATAAAGAAGAAGCAATAGCAATACAAAAAATAATAAAACAATTTAGATATGCTGCACTACCATCATGGGGTAGTGGTGATGATTTAAGCGAGGGGTTGAAGAAATTTTCAGTTAGTGGTGGGGAAAAATATTCAGATGATGGAGAACCAGTAGCAGAAAACTTTATCCGTGTTCCATGGCTCTGTCATTTTGAATTTAGAACAGGTGGAGCAATCAATCCACACGTAGCTCAATACAAACCATGTGCTATTACTAGAGTGTCTATAAATTACACACCTGATGGAACTTATGCTTCATACCTAGAAGGAGGTCCATCAGCATATGAAATAGATCTATCATTCATTGAAACAAAACTCATCTTCAAACAAGATCTGGCTGGAGGAAACTACTAATGTACTTCTCATTACTACCAGATATAAAATACGATACTAAACCTATTAGTTATCCCTTCTCAGAATCTGACTTTGTTACTGCAAAGAATTTCTTTAGGAGATATAAAATAAGTGAAGATATATTTGGACATGCCACCTTCTATAAAAAATACACGTTGCAAGAAGGTGTTAAGATTGAACAAATAGCAAATGCATACTACGGTGATGTATTTTATGACTGGGTTGTACTACTAACAAATAATATAATCAACCCACAGTTCGGACTACCATTAGACTCAGAAACTCTACGTAAAATTGTAGAAGAAAAGTATGGAGAAGATGAGGCATACTCTGGTATCCATCACTATGAAACAATATTTACCCTATCACCTCAAAAGGTAGATGGTATTCATGTTCCTGTATTAGATGGTGGTACTATAGTTGACAAGAATTTCTATGACTCCCCATTCTCCTATTGGAATGGTGCAGAAACAGTTACAGTTCCTGGCAACACAGTATCAAAACCAATATTAAACTTTGACTACGAGGTAGCAGAGAACGAAAAGAAAAGAGAAATATATATTCTTAGAAAAGATTACTTCTATAGATTCATAGAAGAATTTAAACAAGGAGCCTTGTACTCTAGGTCTTCGGACTTCATAAATAAACGACTTAAGAAAACATCAGTATGATATTTTGGATTGGATTTGTTATCATGGTTCTCAATGAGGGCTTTGTTATTATGCGTCATCAATCTCCTCTCTTTGCTAGGTGGAGAAAAGCACTCATCAAACAGTTTGGTGATAACTGGAAGAAGTTTCACTCAATAATGGATTATGTATGGGTTGGTGCAGTCATCAATGGAATCATCTTCACATCATGGGAGCATAGATGGATTGATATCACAGCACTCACAACGTGGTGGTGTTGTGTATTATTATTTGTTTACGTACCTAGATGGCTGAAAACCTTTTAGGCAAAAAAATACCCCGAAAATTTTTCGGGGATTTAGGTAATTGACTTTCGGTTTTTGACCTAGTAATCTTGGTCTTCCTCTAGACTTTGAATGTACTCTGTGTTTCGTTTACAGACTCCATGTACATCCATCTCTTGATGTAAATGAGCAGAGGTATGAAGACCCTCTATCAATAGTAAAATTGATAGTAACATGACTGGTAACATCCATAGCGGATGACCAAGTACTTCATCTGTTTTCATCAGCGTAAGGGAAGAAGAATTGATTCATCATTCGGTCAGCATTATCTGCACCGAACCTACTAGAAAGGTATCCTAAAATAGGATCCAATTTCTTCATGTATATATCAAAGTCTTGATAAAAACTAAGGTCTTCACCTGTAGGTTGTGCTTCATCTATCATCTTACGATAGGTCTCAAGATACTCTCTGAACTCAGGTAGATATTGATCAACCTC